GTCCCTGAGGGGCCAAAATTGATTGACGACTTAAAAGTCGATCGGTTTTGCTGCCATGCTCGGACCCAAGATTTGACCCACTATAGAAGTGGGAAAGTCTGCATGGTGTGTCGTGTCATAAAACGCTAGATCAGTTGGTGAGCTAACGCCCGTGCGGGGTTCGCAAACCCCGTCTTCTGTAAGCATTTGATCAATTTCGTCAAGTGTTTCAAAGTGTTTCCTGACGCTATATGGTATCAAACCTGACTTTTGGGGTAACCCTTTAATGTTGTTTTTCGCTTTTTCATTTGCGAATACAACAGGTTTCGGTGGATCTACCATCACTGCTGCCGCGGACAGCATTCCGCGAAGATATGTTTCTTGGTCTGAGAGCCATCGAGCCGAACCTCGTAGGTACGAAGCAAACCCATTAAGGATTGGTTTCGCCCGCGAAAAGGCATCGATATGTGGTAATTTTTGGGCCTGATGTACAGTATACGGAGTTAAACTCCGCATGAACATCCGGCTCAATTTGAACCTTGTGTAAACGTGAGGGTGGGATTTTATTCTCTCCCAGGTGGATTTATTCCTCCCTTGGAGAGGCTCAAATAGAGCCCCATTTCCTCCGACACACTGCTCCACACCAAATGGAAGTAAACCCTCATGTTCGGCTAGTACGTTTCTGTACTTGTATAACATCTCCTCTTGGAGGTGCACAAGCGCAGCGTCATCGCACGTTCGTAGGGTTTTAACGGCCTGAATCGCCTTTTTCCATGGAGAAACACCATCCGAGCCCTTGGGCCGGATAATGGTTTTGAGTTTTGGTATTCTTAATACTTCTTTCTCCTCCATGTATAACTCAGTGAAGACACCTCTTGCATTCTTTGCAGTAACGTCTTTCCAGAGTGAAAATATTGCGTAAAGGTCTTTTGCTTTAAACTTGTACCCGTCGATGTACACCTCGTTTCCGCTGCGGAGACTATCGTCACCGCATAGAAGCGATTTACCTATGGCGCCGGGTTGGCTTCGTGCCCACTCGTCACAAAATAGGTTGAAGGCGTACAACATGGTTATGCTGCAAGCAGTGGCCATTTGAAGTCCACTAGTTGTTACATAACTGGAGTCCCATTCGGTCATTAACGGTTTTCTAGCTTCGGTTAGTAAATCGTACTTTGGAACAGGATCAATTTTGACACTTGATGCCAATTCTGAATCCATCCAATATGAATCGTCTTTCTGCTCCGTCGTGCTATAGGGTGAGTAGCCTAATCCGGCTGTCTTATGCCTATGCCGATTATTCATCGGGTCATTTAGATCGTGCTGCTTGATGGTTCGCTCAGGGAGAATAACCCTGTGCTTACCCACCATGCGAATGCCGTCGTATGTAATGTCTTCCACTTCTACTTCCGGGAGGTATCTGTCCTCCCTCTTTAACCAAGAGGGTTTGAACATTCTTCCTAGGAATACGGGGACGTGGTCAATGATGTGCACGGTAGGGAATTCCCTACTGCGCACTCTATTGTGCCTTAGTATGTCCTCGTTTTCTTTGCTAGGCGCGACCATTTTAAATGGCCCCGTACATAGTAAAGCTATATCCTTCCATTTCTGGTCCATAGGGAGTCCGTTAATTACGGCCTCCATGAACTGGAGAGGGAAGGCGTCGGTTGACACTGTCATATCTCCGCTGTGGGTGATATCGTTTTTGGATAGTGAGTCTAGGAATTTATCGATCATGGGCAGCTGTTTATCAGTCGCTCCACTTGTTCGATATTTACACCTAGGATCACTTCGTATTATCCTAAACATAGCCTCACGGATTGGCGTGGCGAGTATGTTGAGCAGACCTGAGGTCACGCAAGGTATTCTTGCCTTTCCACCAGGTTCTGCTATCCCTAAAGGTATCATCGGAAGATGCTTTTCGGGTTCCATGCATTTAAGATGCCTAGTGCATTTAGGGGCATGGTCCAAGAACTCTCTCAACACGTCATGTGCAAAGCACCAGGCAAAGACGCTTCCTTCATTGTGGAAGTGTAATATGTCTCCTGGTTGTAGGATTCTGTCTACGAATCCTTCCCTCCACACCGCTGTCTTTGGTAATCCTTTTGATACCAGTTCTGCGGGTGTGAGTTTTTTGCACTCTTTGTACATCTGCGACAAGTAGTCGGCGACTCCGCCTTTGGATCTTTGCCTTTCGAGGCAACCTCCTACTCCGGCGGATTCTAGCGGCATAGCATCGGGTGATTCCATTTGGGAAAAGAATTCCCGAGACCATTCCGTGATCTCAGATATAGTTTCTGGGTCTACTATTTGTTTAGCGGCAAACCTCTCATAGGTCTCCCACCGGGCCTTTTCGACTTTTTCGTCGGTAGGTCGGGGAAGAGCCCTTCCAAGATAACCGTACACGCAACATGAGTAGGATGCCATATGGTATCTCCAACCATATACAACCGCTCCGGTAGCGTCGTTATAAGTGTTCACCGTATATATATGCGATATATAAGGCACTACAAGGTATGTCAGCCAGTTAGCCTTGCTTTCTAGCTGCGCATCCCCTACTTGCCACATAACTCTCACCTCGGCGGCACTTTCTTTGACAAGGTCGATGGTCTTGTCTAGGCCGTGCTCATTAAAATACCGTATAAGGAACTCATTCATGTAGGTGATTTCCCTAAACAGCATTTCGTCGTCCGGATTGGAAAGGTCGAAACATCTTAGTGATGGTTGCTTCCTTTTCCCTCTTGCTCTAACTGGAATGACAGCCTCTGTGCGTTGCACCTTCGGGTGCTGCCTACAGACTGTTAATGCCGTGTTAAATGCTTCGAGTAGTTTTCCGAACGATTTTACCGATTTGATTTGTTGGTTGTCTTTGTACCTCAGCTCCCTTTGCGTTTGTGGATCAAGGTTCCGGAAACCCGGCTTTGTCCAGCACGCAGGGCGTGTCCTTGACACCGTACATATGGGAGAGTCCTCAAATAGAGTAACCTCTTTAAATGTATAGGAGTGTTGGTGTACTTCAGGTAGAATCAGATTCTGTCGAGCTGTTATCTTATTTGGGAATGGGTCTTGTGACTCATCCTTTGCGTAGGTAACTTTGAACTTTATTACTCGTGTTCCTTCAAGGAACTTGGGCAGTATATGTTTCTCTCGAGGTTTATGATCTCCTGTTGACTTGTACTCAACGTGGCCCTCTTCGGACTCTTCGAAAGTTGGAAAACTTTTCCGTTCGCGTCCGAAGTGGGTTCCCGTTAGTCCTGCTATGTCTACATTGAATCCCTCATTGAGGAGTTCTACGTAGGTAGAGTTTGCGAATTCCCACACCGATGTAAATTGGCCGGGTTTGCACATCTCTCCATTGTCCTTGACCCCGAAATAGATCAGGGCGAAGGGCTTCTGGTGGACAGGACCTTGTACGAATTGAGATATACGTCGCTTCACCTGGGTGATTTCCCGAGAAACCTGTGGTATAAATATCACTGTTTGTTCCTCGTCGTCTCCCCAACGTGGTAAATATGTATTGTTCACATAGAGCGTAGGCAAATCGGGTCTCGACTTGATTTTGTCCCTTTGTGACTGAGTTAATGCAACAATATTCCCTTGACTATCAAACCGATAGACTAAAGGGAAAGCGTCGTATCTCCTTGCAATTGCATCTACCGCCCATTGCTCCCACGGAACTAGTTTCGTGAGTTGCCCAAAGGCGGTGAATAGAACGAGTTGGTCCCACAATCTTGTGTCACTAACCCGTTCGAATATAAGTTCCTTATTTAGCTTCAAGAGGTCGCGAACTTGATTTACGACCTCCTTGATGTTTAAAGTATTTACAGTTAGCTTTTTTAGCAAGAAAGCTTTAACTTGTTGATCGTTGGTTGATCTAGTAAACAGGAAGCATAACTCCCTGATACTGGGTAAACCCGCGAGGTTGTTGGTTCCCCTGCGGAACAGCTGGTTGAGGTCCCTGGTTAGCGCGTAAAGCGTTAACCACTCGTTGGAAAAGGCGCTCCTCGAAGTCTGCACCCAAATTAACGGGTTGCTGCTGAGGGGCCGGGATTCTCTGACTGGGCTGTGAGGGTGGTGGTACATTAGCATTTCCCACATTCCTCGGCGTAGACCTTGCAGGTCTAGGCTTTGGAACTGGGTTTTTAGGTCCATCATGCTGGAGTCCGCATGATTTCCTAGTGCACTTGTGCCCGTTGAAGAAGTAGGCGCATACTCCTTGGGGCGTGCCTGCAATAAAGTTGAGGAAGTTGTTATCCTCACTGGTTGGGGGAGTGGATTTAGTTTCAACGGTATTCTCCGTTGGTTTATTCTTTCTACTCCTACGCTGCTGAGTCTTACCTTCGGCTTTGGTGGAGACCCGAAGCTTATTCATCTGCTCTTCGGTTAATGACCTTTCGAGCACGGTGATCTTTTCA